GGATCTTTGTAGCAATCTGGACCTAACTCAACTACAAAAAGTATCGTAGTTAAAATCTCGTCCTTCTTTACTAGATCATCCGGTTTATATAGGTCAGACCCCTCAAATTGCTTTTCCACGTCAGGGATGGCGCACAGGATGCGGTACCCTTGTGGTTTAGGAAGCTGCTTGGCCCGTTGCTCAATCGGAATGTACTCACCCTCGTGGTTGATCGAAGGCATAGGATTTCCTAAAGCATCGGTTATTACTATTTGCTGCGAGTTACCGGGGTTTGATCCGATAAGGATTTCACTCATTAGAGTTCTCCATTCTTTGTTTAAGGTCACTAATTTCCACCTGTGCCATCAGCAGACCTTTTATCTGACCGCACACTAACTGGTACTCGTCGAAGGTTTTGGCCCCGCCAGCACCAAGGCTTTCTTCCAAAGCCCTTACTTGTTCACTTAGCTTTTGGGCTAAGTGGTCAAGATATTTATCTATCATCTAGCTTTTTCCTTATTTAACATTTGTGCCCTGGATTTGGCCAGGTCAATGCCTAACTTAGCGCCTATCTCGCCTTCTTTTGCAAGGCGATTTTTAGCATCCTCGTTAACTTTGATAGTTGCGTTCATCGCAGCAATCTTCTCTTGGGAAGCGATGCGATCACGTTCTATCTGCAACTGGTCGGCTTTAGCTGCAGAGTCAGCGGCAAGTTTCTTAGCCTTAATATCAACCTCAGCTTGTTTAAGTTGAATCTCTTGCTGCTGCATCTGGATAAGCGGATCTTGTTGAGCCTGTTGTGCTTGCTGAGCCCGGATCTCATTGAGATCACGTTGCAACAGCGCTTGCGCTGCCTGAGCTGCGAGCTGCGATACCCGAACTTCAACTTCTTCTGGCATAGCTCTGTCGTCATCGTCATCGTTGGGATGGAAGGGTAAGTCAACACCCATCTCAGTCTCCATCTGTTTGCGATACTCAAACGCAATATGCTCATTGACGTGCGCCATCATTGCAGCCTGCATAGCTCCTGCTTGAGGATTCTGCCCAACTAACTGCATGATCTTGGGGTCTTGCATAGCAGCCATATGCACAGCGATGTGCGCTTGATGATCTTGATACAAGAAGGCTTTGACTGGCTTCATCATCAAGATGTTCTGATTCTCGGTGATGGGATCTTCAGGCTTCTGATCTTCTGGCAACTTAACAAGTTTGTTAGCGTTCTTGATACCCAACACGTCTAACATCTGGCGATGCAGCTGAGGTAAGTTATATATCTGTGGTGCGCTTTGAGCTAACTGAAGAGCGGCTTGATACTGCGTGATCTTCTGCGCCATAGTTGCAGCGTTTGGATCTGAGACTGGGATGACGTCTACATTGTCATAGTCAGACTTCTTTGCACGTGGACTGCCAATCTCTGGCTCGTATGTATAAGTATCTGGAGTGTAATCACGAATGATGTCACGGAGTAACCGAAGCTCCTCTTTAAATGAGTAGTGGATGCGGGCTTGTACAGCGGACATTACTTTTAATGTACGCTCCAGAATCGCTAGTGTTGTACCAACCGGTGCTTGGCTGGACATGTCACTAATCTGAAGATCAGCAGCGCTTGCGAAGCGTCGGCCTTCTTCGATGATCTTATCCATGAGACCAGCAAGAACCATACTTGGCTCTTTATATGGCAACGGTAAGAAGTTATCCCGCATTGTTCCAGCGGGCACATCTACGTCACGCCACTCTCCAGGTGCTATCGGCGTGTCATCGCCTTTGACTCGCATGCCCCGGGCTTTGAAGCCACCAGGTAAGTTGGCAAGAGATCCTGCATCAACGAGTTGGCGGAGTATTGAAGTTCCTGACTTAGCAAACGCCCCGATGAGGTGAATAAGACCAAAGCAGTAGAAACCAAAACCGGGAATGTAACCATAATGCACAAAATGCGAACGCTTCTTCTTATGTTCATCTTCTGGCCTCCAGTTGCGACGAATGGCCAAAATAGTACCATTAGCCTTCTCGATGGTGACAATATAGGGAAGCGCAATACCTGTTGGCTTACCGTCGTCATCTACATCTTCATAACCATCCAAGTCCAAATCAACTTGCATTTCCAAGAGCTTATAGCGATCATCTACTGATGCTCTAAAGCCCATCTTCTCAGCGATCTTCTTCTCAACTTCATCGAACGCATCAACAGGCTCTGGCAACTCGATGTCACGATAGAAGCCTGCTACTTGTAATTTCTTAACCTCGTTGGGGGTCTTGCGCATGACGTGAGTCACACGTGCCGCACTCGCTAGGTCGGATGCACCGTAAGGAACAACTAAATCTTCCGCAGGTACGAACATTGATACTTGTCGACCAATACCCGGATCAAAATAAACTTTTTTAAATGCGTTACCTGATAACCCCAAGCCCCAGAGCATGCGCTCATGCTCAGGTCTGTACTCTGGCATCTCTTCGGTCAACTGATAGTTCATATCATCAGCAACACGTTCAGCCGCCGCTTTTTTCTCAGGTGTCTCTTTACCAATAATTACTGTCTTGACTGGCCCCATGGCAGGGAATGTCTCCATGATGGTCTCAGCTTGGAACCGCACTAGCGTCTCACTAAGTAGTGGGTGATACACACCACATGCGCCTTCCCATGGTTCTGCTCGCTCTTCAATAGTCATGCCTAACAACTGCAAGCCATCGACGTATGTCTGCATCCAGTCTTTGCGTGAACTAATGTCCTCATCAAAGTCACCCACCAAGTCGCTAGCTAACGTCTGTAGCTGCTCTTCACTCATGTACTCGGCTAGGTTGGCATCAAAGTCCTTATCGCTAGGCTCTTCTTCCTCAATACGCAGGATGGGTTGCCCATCAATACCAATCTCTACTGACTCAGGATCTTCAATCTCGATCTCAATCTCTGGACCCTCTTCCATGATAGGCATTGCGCCTAGCCCCATGGGTGCTTGTGATAGTGATTTTTCTATTGCCATGATCTTGCCTTACACGTTGTAGTAGCCTTTGTTCCGTTTGGATCTAAACGCTAGTGGCTCGTCTTCTTCATCAGAGTCTAGCTGTATAAACCCGCCTTTTCTATATCTCAATAGTGCCTGGGTCATCGAGTCCACTAAGTCGTCATGCTCACCGCTGGGGAAGCTCGCTGTCTCTTCAACTAACTCATCAGCCCAGTGTGTGTTTGGAACCCATACCCTCCCAGATGCAAATATATCAGCAACTGCGTTCAAACGGGCAATTTTATCGCTACCTTTTGATGGGACATATTCCTGAACTGGTATACCCATGGCCCGTAACTCAAATACTAGCGGCGCCCCGGATGCTTTAGCCTCCACAATTAGCGAGTCTGGCTGCCACTCTTTGTACTCCTCGTACGCCTTTTGCTTAAGCTCCGGGAACTCCATCCTTTGTTTAAACGCATTTAATAGGATGATGTTGGGCACCTCAAGCCCCCGGCTGTTCGCCTGATAAAACACTCCCCATGTCGTACAAGCGCAGTAGTCGGACCGCTGCGTCTTTAGGAAGGCTGTATCCCAAGACTGGATGAGGTACTCACACTGAGGTGGGTCCTCGTGCTCCCATATCTGCCACCACTCCCGCTTAATAATAGCCGCCACATCACTTGTGGGCGCCTGCATATACTGAGCTTGCCATTTGGCATTAGGAAGTTCCTGCTTGAGCGCAGTTAACTCTTCTAAACTCCAAAAGCCAGGCCACAGCGGTAACCCATCAGGCAATATGGCAGGGAACTGAATGACTTCCCACTCTTCCCCAGAGCGTTGTTGCGCTGCCTTTACTACCTGAGCAGTCAAATCTCTTTTACTCCACCTGGTCATCACGATGATGATTGAACCACCAGGCTGCAGACGCTGACGAGGACCCGATGTATACCACTCGTATGTCTTGTCATACACCTCGGGGTTGCTCTCGGCTAAGGTTGCTTCTTGTTCTGAGTGCGGGTCGTCAATAATGAGGATATCAGCGCCTTTACCAGTAACCGCTCCACCAACACCGATCGCAAAGTAGTCTCCGCCTTTATTAGTCGCCCAACGTCCGGCAGCCTTTGAGTCTGCTTGGAGTCCAACGTCAGGAAATATCGACTTGTATACGTCTGAGTCGACCAAATTACGGA